TTCCATGAGGTCGATGGGTACTATGACCTGAGCCAGAGGGAACGGAGTTGGTTGGGATGAAGAAGGGATGGGATGCACGAAACGACTAGGAGCAGAACATGAGCACGACGGTACTCCACGTTAACGACCTTCACTCCGGCAATGGTTGGTCCATTCGCCCCAGGGAGGTCGTGGAAGAGATAAACGGAAACGAGATAGAACACCCGCCCACCGATCTACAGTTGAAACTGATAGAGAAATGGGAAGGGATACCCGACGATGTTGGAAGGATAGATATCGTCATAGCGAACGGCGATCTTTGCGAAGGCCCGAATAGAAAATCATACGGCCTGGGGAATTGGACGAATAATCTATTTACTCAAGTGATGAGCGCAGCTGACCTATTGGCAGACCTCAAAGCAAAGAAATACTACATTACCGAAGGCTCCGGCTACCACGTCGGTGAAAATCCATCCCTAGACAAACTCGTTGCCGAGGAGTTGAAGAACATGGGGTTCGATGCGGAGTATTCTACTGAAGCAAGCATCACCCTCAAGGATGACGACTACCGCATTCACGCAAATCATTGGGTAGGCGTATCTTCCGTTTTCCATTATCGAAGCACTCCGATAGCCAGGGAACTCATGAACGCAAGACTCAACCAGGACGAGTATGGCGATTACGACGGCATCCTACGGGCTCATGCGCATTACTACTGTTACCTCGAATTCGGGAAGCAGTGGGGTGCTGTGATACCAGGATGGAAGTTCAAGGATGAATACCTGCGACGCAAGGGACTCGGATATGTCCCGAAGATCGGTTACTTCGCATTCGAGGCGGATTCGGGCGAGCTTGCGACGATCTGGAAGATGGTTGACTCCATAGATAGAAGGGGGCTGACCAGGGAGTTTGTTTATGAAAGTCGTAGTTAGAAGCGAGGAGATAATAATCCCCGAACTGGAAGAGTCGGAACCGCCCATACGATACTGGACCGAACGGGAAGAGGCCATTTTGAGGAAATATTACGGCAAAGCGGATCCAAAGAAGATAGCGGAAACGCTGGGACGAACAAAAACCGCCATTCAGAACAAGGCGCAGAACATGGGACTGAGGTACGGGGGTGAGTGAGTGAAATACTACCGAGACCCAGAGCACGACCTCACCGATGAAGAGAAGATAGAGATGTACGTCACCGCCAAGCTCATAGCCGACAGGATGAGAGAATACGTCGCAACCGCCAAGAAGAAGGGTTGGAACAAGAACTCCGCAATAATAGAATGGCTGGGCGCATGGGAGAAGGGACAGCAGGACATACGCAACAGGAGACTTGAGAGAATAATCGAACGGGGCGATCAAGAGACGCTTGAGAACTACTCGGGTGCTTGATATCAAAAAACAAATCAAAAATGAGAAATGACCAGAACACCACCTCTTAGATATAGGATTTACAACGAACTCCTCAAGGGCAAGTATCCTTCTCAGATCGCAAGGGAGTTCAACGCCAAACCACAGAAGATAGATTATCACGTCAGGGTGCTGGAATCGAATGAGATAGTACAAAAAGAGGGTGGCAAGTCATATCCGCAGTTCTATATCAAAGGGAAGAACGCAACCTTCTTTGAGGAAGCGAACAAGCACTTAAAAGAAGATTTCAAATCTCATGGAAAGGCCGTTGAACATACCAAAAAACCTATCCCCATCCGCACTCATTCGACGGGTTGCATAATCGCCCCCGTTCTCAGATTCAACGATCTTGAAAAGATATTTCCCGATCCACCGTCCCAAATTCAAGGTTCTCAGTTCTGGACCTCGAAGACCAACAACCTGACGATACGCTTCCAGCTCACGAACAAAGGTTCAATGTTGTTCTACGTCTATCCGCCATCAATAGAACTTGCTTCTTCCGAACTATCCTATCTGCCGGAAGATTTTGTAAAAGAAGCAGACCGTGTGATAAATCAGATCCAAAAGAAATACGATTGGAGGTTCGGTCCTTCACGCCCATATCATGGTGAGACTCATTTCGCAATAGCTGAAGATTCGTGGTTCGACGGTTCGCTGGATAAGTTCGAATGCGAGACCACCAACCTCAAGAAAGTATGGATGTGGGCCAATATAGACATTCTGGAAGAACAGCTCCACGACGAGATAGAGGGGGTTAGACAGTATGTGGAAGAGTTGGAATCGGTGGTGGCCCCGAAGCTCCTGAAGATTTACGAGATCCTAAATCAACTGAAATCGCCCAAGCCGGACGACTCGGACATGATGTACCAATGAAAGAAAAAACCTATAGCACCACCAGATACCATCAACTCAGGAAATCGCTTCTCAATCACCATCCATTCTGTCATTATTGTGGTTCAATGAATAATCTCGAAGTCCATCACATAGACAAAGACCCCGCTAGATTCTTCGAGATCAAGAACACGATTGTTTTGTGTAGAGATTGTCATCGAGGCGCTAGAATATCGCTTCATTACAACTCATGTCGAAATGGAGGGTTAAGAAGGAATGAAGGTTGAAACGAACCTCAAGCAATTCAAAGCCCAATGTGAGAAGAACAAACGAAAGGCAAACTGCGGAGACTGCGAACTGGAAGAAGATTGTGATCGGGAGGAATGGTGGAAGTGGGAAGGATGTTCTTCTTTCAAACCCAAATCCTTCACTTCTGCTTTGGACATTTTGAAGAGGAAGAACCATGCGTAATATCCCAGAAAATGGTATATTGGTCCACATCCTCTTCGGACGCCAACCGTCGGATCTCTTGTATACATCTGCATACATAACAACCACAAGTAGTTAACCACAAGTATATATATTAGAAGTTGTATACCTAATATTGCCTAGGAATATGATTAAAAAATTAATGATCACAATCCTAATCGTTTCCTTTATTCTTCCAGCGTTCACGCTCACCACTATTCCGTGTGAGACAAACACTTTAGGGACGGGTCTGATAATTTGTGAGCCGTTATGCCCCAAAAACAGTATTACTACGATACAAGATATCAACTTATCAAGCGAACCACAGCTCGACCTGTCCCAAACCCCTTATTTCCCCAGAGTACGATCGCAGGAATATCAATCCTCATGTACCTCTTTCGCCCTCACTTATTATGCTTACGGCTTCATGCAGAGCCACTTCTTTAATTATACGGATTCGTATAGCAATCCAAGTCACCAAGCGAGTCCAAGTTTCACCTACAACATGGCCTGCGGTGGATACGACAGCGGTTCTTCTTTCAGCATGACGGGCTTAATTCTCAGGGATTGGGGTGCTTCAAGCTACTCAAGTTTCCCCTTCGACCCCGACGACTGCACGACATGGGGGAACGAGTACGCCTTCAAGTCTGCTTCTTCCAATATCCCCGTGGAGGGGTTTCTAATGGCCTACAACGAGCAAACGACCTTAGACGACCTAAAGTACCTCTTGAATGATTATCGTCCTGTGTGCTTCGCAATCGACACTCAGAACTATGCAGGGCTACAGGGAGACAACCTGCTAACCCCCGAAGAGATACAATTCTTCTCTTTCAATCATGCGAACACCATCATAGGATACGACGATTCGACTCAAAGTTTTAAAATAGTCAACTCGTGGGGAACAAGTTTCGCAGACCAAGGATTCTACCGCATGACCTACGACGCAATGAATATATCAAGCACCTACTTCTATTATCTATCGTTCGCAGAAGAAGAGGAGTATCGTCTAGAATGGCGGTTCATGAATCCCCCTTCACGCGACGCGAGATTTCAAATAAACGGTGTAACGCTCTACCATGCGACCGACTCGTTTTCCTTCCCCAATTTCCTCTGCGCAACAGTTAATACCGACAACATCATTCTTTCTCTGGGGGAGACCGAGGAAGTTGGCGCATTCACCTCCGTTCGAATGTACCACCTAGCTTTGGGCTCAAACACAGCGGTTGGTCTCCCCCTTCAAAATCCTTGTGATATTTTGATAAGTTTTGTTTTTTGCAATATTTTGAATCAGGAGTGTGAAGTACTTGCGTAGAGTTCACACCGACCAAGGAACCGCCTATGAATCTATCTGGGAAACCGAATTATATAATCGCTATCACATCGAAGGCAAATCTGATTTCTTTCATCCACCAACGGGGAGAGATGCCCTTGGGCGAGGCGTTACTTGGATTTGGAGGGCGTGCCAGGGTGAGAATTTTGAAAGAGAATATTGGGTGGAGCAAGAATCAGGAGTGTGAAACGGGTTGAAGATGTTTGATTACTGGGCCAAATATTGTGTTGAGTGCGAAGACAACAAACGTTACTTCTTCAGAAAATATTGTCCCAGATGTGGTTGGCGGCTCATCCCCTCTTTCAAGAGATTGTCCAAAGGTCCATTTCTGAAATGGGATGAAGTTTTCGAAGATGAAAATAAGGAGCAAGAATGAAGAGAAGAAAAGGAGTGTGATGCTGGATGAAAGTTATCAAGGTTGGTGATTGTAACGATTGCGTCTATGGAGACAAACCATTCTATTGTTATGAACGAGTATTTCACGGAGAACCGAAGGGATGTAAGCTCCAGAAGATAAGTAAGACCGATGGCGGGAGATTTGGACTTGCAGAGGGGGTAACCGTGTATTACTGGATAGAATTTAATAAAGAACGGGAGCAAGAATGAAAGACGGGAGGGATGATTGATGGTCAATAAATGTGAGGCTCCATGTAAATTCCAGCGGGGGGGCTATTGCGACCTTAACATGATTCATATCGAGTGGAGTGACATATTCGGTCCAATTTGTGATGATTGGGAGGAACTCGAAGAGTCACAATCGCCACCACATATGATGTAATAGAACTACCAAAGAAGAGGTGAATGAAAGATGATAGAAAAGATGAGCAATGAAGACATGAAGAGCCAACTCCATAAATTTATAGACCGCATATTCTCCGAAGAGAACATAATAATAGATGTAGTTCTTAATCAAGAAGCCGACACCAAGCCAGACCCTACGAACGAATACATGGCCAGCCATATATACTCCGGACGAAGAATGCTTCAATTGAACATTGTGTATGATTGTATAAAAGACAAGGAATCGTATGACGAAAAGAGAAATCAGTTCTGTTCGGAGTATGGTGTGCCTCCCGAAATGCTTGGAAGATAGATGCCCCGCATATCGAAGAAAATCAAAACAGAGGAGCAAGAAGGAGTGTGAAACTGGATGAAGGAACATGAGTGGGTTGAATTGAAGGAGATCAGCATCACAAGTGACCCCAAAGATGCCACTGGTTGGATTACGAATATTGATGTTATGACCGATAAAGAAAAGGAGCAAGAATGAAAACCCCAAAGATATTACTGATATTGACCTGCGTACTCCTCGCCTCCATAATCGTCTCGGCAGTTATTTTTTCCAATGTCGTGACCCAGGATACCGACGCAGGCGACACCCCGCTTTCAATAAGCATAGGCGAGATAGACCTCATGGGCTACCCCCATCCGTTGGGAGGCACGATAACCCAGGACTTCCGGCACTTCCCTGACTACGTCGTGGTTGGAGAACTGATAGACGAAGAGATATCCATAACCCCCACCGCAACCTGCAACGCAACGCTGTATCTCACGATACAATCACCAACCCTAGACCCAAGAGCATGGTTCTGGGACGGAACATGGAACGAACTTCAATTCACATTCGACTCAGGAACCGCAACCGCAATGGTATTTGTCGGCACGTTCACCACGACAAAGAACATTCCAATAGTCCTTCAGTTCAACGAGGGCGGACACAAGACGCTGACGTGGTGGTGTGAGGGGTGAAAGAGATAAGACGAACAATTGGATATATTCAGAGTGGACACGTTTACTTTGAGATTGGTTCTCTCCCACGGGGTGAAATACGTTTCTCAATTCGGGACACCGAACTGGATATAAACTATCTCGATCGCATCAAAGGCAAGAAGGTCCGAATCATCATAGAAGAGGTGGAAGAGTAGAGAAATGACCGAAGAAGAACCGGAGAAAGGATGAAAGTGATCTTAGGAGACAGCATCTGTGGAAAGTGCGGAACCTACAACGTCACCGAGATAACGATCAAGAACGGGCGAATGGTGAACAATCACTGTAGACGGTGCGGATACGGTCAGAACCGCTGGATTCTCCACCGCATAGACGTATGAAACGATATGCTTGGCCTGGGATAAAGTGAAGGATGTTAAGGTACGCGCATGACAAAGGGAATTAAATTCGGGAAGCAGAGGAAGGAGACATACATCGACGCCCTATCGAAAGGTCTCCGCAAATGCAGGGCGGCGGAAGAGGCGGGTGTCTCGGTCCAGACCGTTTGGAGGCACAGGAAGACCGACCCCGACTTCGCCGAGGCCGAGCAAGGCGCGGAGATACAGGCGTGCGATGTCGTAGAGGATGCGCTGTACGAGCTGGCCAAGTCGGGCAATGTACGTGCCATCGAGGTATGGCTCTACAACCGTAATCCAGACCGATGGCAGTACAGAAGGGACGCCACCATCAAGAACGAGATCAAAAACGTGGTCGAATCCAACGAGAAGGAATTGTATCGCGTAAGGGATCTCCTCATGGAAGTCCTCAAGGATCATCCCGAGGTTAAGATCGACCTGAGCAAACTGATGATAAAGAGTGAGGAATAGACAAATGTCCAACTTATCATCTTTTATTTGGACGGCAAAAAACAAAGTCCTATTGAAAACAAAACCCCTTATGGACAAACATCCAACAAATGGAGTAATTCTTAGACAGAACGATAAATGAAGAAAGAATACATATACCGATACAGCCTTAATCCCGCAGCATGGGCCAAAGAAGTATTGTCCTTTCAGACCGATGAATGGCAGGATATCGTACTGGGGACCACGGAGAAGAAACTAATTCTCAACTGTGCTAGGCAGTCGGGCAAGTCTACCGTTGCCGCGATCCTAGCATTACACCGTGCAGTATTCTATCCCGACGCGCTCATACTCCTCATATCCCCCTCCCTCAGGCAGAGCATGGAGCTGTTCCGCAAGGTGCTCGATTACCGCAACCGGACCTACGACATCCCCGAGGCCAATGAGGTGTCCAAGACCCATGTATGTTTTGAGAACGGGTCGAGAATAATATCCCTTCCATCGAGTGAGGAAACGGTCCGCGGTTACTCCTCGGTCAATCTCATCATAGAGGACGAGGCGTCCAGGGTGAAGGATGAGCTATACAAGGCCATCCGCCCCATGCTCGCGGTGTCGGAAGGTCAGATCGTTCTCCTCTCCACCCCCGCCGGTATGAAAGGTCATTTCTACGAGACCTGGAACGAGGACAATGATTGGATCAAGATAAAGCGTACCGCCCCCGAGATCGGGCGCATATCCGACGACTTCCTCGCCGAAGAGAAAAGGACGCTCGGTTCACTATTCTACTCTCAAGAATACCTGTGCGAGTTCCTGTCCGAGACCGAGCACGCCATGTTCAAGCCCCATTGGTTTGAGATCGTGGACGAGTACCCAAGGACTCCGAAGATGTGCAGGGCGTGGGATCTGGCCGCCACCGAGGACGGGGGAGACTACACCGCCGGGGTTCTCATGACCGAGTGCAACGGGATATTCTATGTCCTAGATGTCCGCAATGTCCAGGAGAGCCCCCTCCAGGTGGAGAACCTGACGAAGCACTGCGCCGTCCTCGACCCTCCACCCACGAAGATAAGGATGGAGCAGGAGCCGGGTTCGAGCGGTGTAGGGACCGTCGACCACTATGCCCGCGTGGTCCTCAAAGGACATGACTTCAAAGGCGAGAGGTCCACCGGACCGAAGAACGTCAGGGCCGCCCCCTTCTCCGCAGCATCGGAAGCGGGGAATGTGAAACTTCTCAGAGGCCAATGGAATAAGATGTTACTCGATCAGCTCAGCACCTTCCCCCTGGGCGATCACGACGACATGGTAGACGCCGCAAGCCTGGCCTTCAACACATTGGCGGGCAGGGGAATGGGAGACCCGAACAGATTCAAAGGAATGGTGATAAGATGATATATTTCATAGAAGTGACGACCCCCGCTTTGGAATGGGTGACATGGTATTTCGATTTCGAGACTTTGACGTGGTCGGAGGTCAGTTGATAATTTCAGAGGACGACTGTCTCGCCTTATTATCATACGTCTCAAAGAATAGGAACGAGGCGCAGAGCCTTAGAATTTTGGAAGAGGAGACGGGTGTTCCAAGAGAATACATAAGGGTAGCGATACACGAAGCGCAATGCTGCTTGGATTCCGATCTCTCCGAAGTTGCGGAAAGATACGGTTTCGAGTTCAAGATTTTTAGAGGATGGAACACGAAGTCGAAGAATAGTAAAAGGATCATCGA